TGCATTAGCACAGCAGGCTATGAACGCACTCGCAGGCACTAGCGGAAGCGGTGGCGGTGGACGAGGTGGCTACAGCCGAAGCCGATATGGTGGACGAGGGAGTTATGGTAGTTCGAGTTCTAGTGCAAGTGCTGATACAACAGCGAGTGCAGCAGAAGCAGCATTAAGAGCAGGAGCAGGATTGCTCATTAACTCACCTAAAAAGAGTAAAGGCAGAAACACACCAATAGGTGTAAATATGTACAAGAACAAATATGGTGCATGGAGAGTAGCTAGATAAGAGGTTATACAATGGGTTTTTTAAGACGAGCGTTCAACAAGGTGAGAAGTTGGTTTGCTGATAAAGAGCAGACTGTTCGTAGTGCAGTAAACCATGTTGACAAAACTATTAACAATTATGTTGACAGAGGAACAACATATGTAAGAGACGCATTTAGACAGCGAGTTGTTAACCCTATCGAAAAGCAGATAAAAGAGAACCGAGAAAAATGGGGAGACCCTTTTTCTCGTTCTTTTAATAAAAAGGCTGACGCAAACTATCTGAAACAACAGCAGATAATGAAGTCACAAGCCGATAGGGAGAAAGAAAAGAAACAGCGAGAGGAAGCAAGGAAGAAACTAGAGAGTACAAAGGCTTTTAAGGACGCAATGAAAACCCCTATGAAAGCTGATTTACCGCTAGGCGAAACACCTATCTCCGTGTTCAATAAGGCGCAAAAAGCCAAACTCAATGAGGTTGTTAAGGTTGACGGAAAAGCTATAAAAAGGGAACAGCTTTTAAAGGATAGACAAGCATTAAAGAGCGGAATTGCTGACAAGAAAGCTATTGAGCGAATCAAGTTAGCGAACGCAAAGGAACACCCTAACGCTTCTTATATATCAAACAAAGCAATTGAGGGTATTCCCGGAATCAAAGGACTTGAAAAACTTGCAGGGGATAATGGTAAAGCCGCAAAGATTGCTCGTGACAATTCTAGTGCACTAGCAAAACCAATAGGTACTGCTGCCGAACTAGGTATGGGTATGCTTGCTTTTGGTGGAGCGGAAGAACCTGCAAAGGCACTATTTAAGAAGATTGCCCCAAACGCAGTTAACGGAGCAAGGATAAAGGTTGGCGAGAAACTTGCTAACTCTAGGTTCGTTAAAAATGCTGCTAGAAAAGAACTTATGAGAGTTGGCGAAAAGGTCACAGAAGAAAACCTAAAGAAAGCGGCAATGAAGCACGGACTTTATCTAGCCGATAAGCTAGGTGCAGACGCAGCAATCAACTCAACAGCAGGAGCAATTGATGATGTGTCACAAGCATATGCGGACTCTGATAATGCGAAAGAGTTTAAAAAGAACCTAGCGACTAATGCTGCTTTAAACTGGGGACTAGGTGGAGCAGTTACTCTAGGTGGCGATGTTGTTAGAGGACTGCGAGCAGGAAAGAAGTTAAAGGAACTTGATAGACTAGGCAAACTTGCTGATGAACATATCTCCGCAAGTGATGTTGATAGTGTTCTTGAAAAGATAGGCAAGAATAATGCTAAAAAGGGAGAGAAACAGCTTGCTGAAACGATTGATAGTGTAGGCGAGAAAATCGCTAAAAATGGCGAAAAAAACGAGGCTGAAATTTCCGTTTTAAGGCGAGAAAATGAGGGCAAAGGTATCATAAGACCTTTAAAAAATGAGGAAAATTCCGTAAATCTTGAACCTAACAAGATAAAGGACGGTGTATCTGACTTAATCAGAAACAAGGACGATTTTTCTGTAAAAAAGGCTAGTGATAACAGTGACCTCATTCGTGAAACATCGTACGCAAAGAATAGTCCTGAAACATACGCAAGCCTTGACGAGAATATACCTTTTGACGCACCAAAGAAAAAAGTCAATGGAGTTAAAAACGAACCGCCACTAAAAGCAAGTGCAATATCTGATGAGCCTAACCTTAAATCAGTAAGTGATGAGAGGGCAACAATCGAACAGATGAACACTCGTATGAAAGAGGAACGCAAGGCTATCGAGGGTATCAAAGACCTAGACGAGAAGAAGAACGCACTCAATGAGTTCAACGCAAAATTGGAAAGGTCGAAAGCCGTTCAGAGTGAAGCTGAAAGAATGGCACATAGTGGCGATAAAGAGGGAGCATATAGGCATATCGTTGAAAATTCACCATTTAGCGAGGTGAAAAACGTAGCTGACGATGTACATGTTAAGCCTACTGCTAATGTGGATAACTCTGTTAAACATGTGGATAACATCGCTGATGATATGGTAAATAACCACGTTCATGTTGATGATATTCACGCAAAAGCAAGCACAGAGCCTAAAGCAAAGATTGACGCAAACTTTGAAAAAGAGGTGAATATCCCAAAGTATAGTGATGAGGAATTAGAGCGTCTAACAAGGGAACATGACGAGAACCTATCTCATTTAAGCGAAGCAGAAATGCAGCAGAACGTAAGGGATATTAAGGCTACAAGGACAAAAGAGAAGTTTACATCAGAGGCACTAACTAGCGAACTGAACAGACCACAGAGTGCGTATAGCCGTGAACTACTAGAGGACGCAAGAGCGAGAGGACTTGCTGACTATGATGTAAGCCATGCAAAGCTAGAGTATGGCAAGGCGGTAAACAGAGTTCAGGAAAATGCTAACGAGGTTTACCACTCACTTGTCAAAAAGTATCGTGATGAGAGAAGTGGATATGTGATTGATGATTTAGCAGACGCACTTGTTTTACAGGAGCACCTTAAAAAGATAGGTATGCACCAAGAAGCAGCGAACGTATCACTCGTCCTAGTAGATATGATGGATAAGTGGGGTAAGTTTGGTGCACTTGCAAAAGGCATGAAGTGGCTAACACCAAAGGGTAGAGAAGCCATTGTTGAACGCAAGCTGAAAGGGATTGCAGAGGACGGTGGAATATCGTTTGAGTCTCTAAAGAGCCGTGTTCCAAACTATGAACACAAAATGCAAGATATAATGACCGAACAGAACGAGGAACTGATAAACAAAAAGGTTAACGCAATGTATAGGTCGAGTATGAAGTTTACGGACTTTACAATGGGACAGACCTTACGGAACATGAGGATTTTAAGCATGTTATCAGGTCCTCGAACTGACGCTATAAACATCATAAGTAACGCAGTAAACTCAACGGCATTATTCGTGAAAGACGATTTACAGTATTTCCTTGAAGGCGCAATGCACAAAGCAGGACTTATTGATGAGAGAAAAACAGGGTTCGTAAGACTTGACGAAGTGCCAAAATTTATGAACACCGTAAAAACATACGGCAAGGAGATTGACAACTACATCAAAGCTGATGTTAGCGAATTAATCAATGCAGAGGTTAAGTATGCTGACGGCTCGAAGATTGCAGGGGAAGATTTAAGCCGTAGAGAGTACATTAAGGGTACTGGCGATATGCGAGGCGGTATGCAGAAAGTTGGCAGAGTAGTGCAAGTTGCCAATGAACTGCGTGGAAAGACCCTTAATTGGGGCGATGAAGTGTTCGCTACATTCGCTTACAAGAAACAGTTTTATAGCTATTTAAAGCTACATAACTTTGACAAGGTTGACAAAACAGCACAAGAAAAGCTAATCCAAAAGGCAAGATTGCACGCTGTTGAATCAGCAAAGGAAGCAACCTATCGTGAAGCAAATAATTTAGCTGATTGGCTAAATCAAGTTACTGCGGTAGGGCTAAAGAAAAACGCAGGTTTTGGCAGACGCATAGCGTCTCTAGCTGTTTCAACCAAGTTCCCATTTATCAAGACACCTTTAAATGCAACAAAGCAAATGGTGAACTATACACCAGAGGGTGTAATTGAGGGGCTAGGTAGGTTTGCACATGCAAAACACCAATATAACGAGGTTTATAAAAAGGTTTTGCAAGAACACGGCTATAATGTTGGCGACAAGTTACCTGAAAGTGCTGAAAAGAAGATTAAAGCAATCGCAAAAAAGGAAGTTGAACCTTTATACATGGAAGCAGCTAACAAACTTTGCAGAGGTGCGACTGGTTCAATGGCGTTCCTAGTTGGTTTCAACATGCAAGGCTATGACCCTGACTTATCAGACGGATTTTCAGTCATTACAGATAGTGGCACAGATGAAAAGGAGTCTAAATATTATAAAGGACTAGGAGCACAAGACTATTCTATCGTCCACAAAAAGGGCGATAAGACTACATCAACCAAGCTGAACCTATCACTACCTATTTCCGCTTCATTTTTTGTTGGTGCAAAGGTAAGACAAGCCCTATATGGCGGTGACGAGACAGAGGACGGCATGAATATGTTTGACGGACTAGACAAATTCATTGGAGTTGTTGGTGCTTGCATAGAGCCGATAGTGAGTTCCTCTTGCTTTACTGGTATTACTGACACAATAAACGATGTTAAGCAAGCAAAGAACCAAAACCCATTTACAGCAATTGTTGCGTCAATGGTTAAAAGTTATATAACGCAGTACATACCTGCACTATCAAGGTCAATTTCAAAGGCAACAGCACCTTATGACTTTGATTATCAAGGAACAGCAGGCACTACTGGCGGTAATAGTTGGGAGTTCTTTGCAAACGGCATTGTTGGAGCAATTCCTGGTATTAATAGAAATCTTGCCCCAAGAGTTGATGTGAACGGAAATGTTGTTGGAGAGGTTAAGAACGGCAAGGATAGAGCATGGCGAATATTTGACGCATTTTTTAATCCGTTCCCTACAACTGATGTTAATGTCGATGATGTTGCCAAAGAGAACGTAAGGCTTTACAGAAAGCAGAAAGCACTTGACCTAGCGGCAGGAATTAATCCTGAAAATAGCCGTGCAGGAGATATATTACCGAAGAACCTAGCAAAGACAGAAATTAATATATCTAGGGCGTTAGGCAAAGAAAACGCAATCCGCATGAAGATGGATAAGTTCGAGCGAGCAGAGTATAACAAAACTCGTGCAAAGGACGGAAAAGATATTGTTGAACAGCTATTAGACAGCCGTTACTTCAATAGGCAAGGTGCTTTAAGAAATCCTAACGTGCCGTCATACAGCATGAAAGATAAGTTTAATCTAAAGGAACTATCAGGAGCGAAAAGTACCAATGACGCAATGAAGTGGTTAGCTAAACAGCCTGCGTATATACATGCTAGTGATAGCGACAAGTACGAAATGAGGAAAGCTGTTTACACCAAGTTCAACACCAAGAACGCACAGAAAAACGTGTATGTAAATGTTAAGGGCAAGAGTGCTGCTGATTGGGCATATACACAGTTAAGTGCCAAAATGCGTGGACTTGTTGATAGCGGAGTTATCACAAAGAAACAGGCAGCCGATTTTGTCGCAGGAACAAAGAGTGACGCAAGGATTAAGAGCAACAATCCTAGATACAACGGAGAGCATTACAACCGACCATATTGGCGAGATATGAACGCATATCTTGCGTCAAGAGACGATTTAACAGAGGAACAGAAAAGAGCCTTATTTGACGCAAACAACAGCAACAAGAAATACCATTATGGCGGTGGTGGTGGATATGGAAAGAGCCACAAGCGGTACGGCAAGAGAAGAAGTGGCGGATTTAGACGGAGCGGTGGCAAGAGCCGTAAGGTTAAATCACCAATTAAGCCTAGCAAGTTCAAGGCAACAAAGCAGAGTTATGGCAAGGTGGCGAACAGTTCAACTTTGTCAAAGGGAACTAAAGTATCGCTAGATAGTGTTGTACCAAAAGTACCACTACCAAAGAAGAAAGGGGAATAGCAATGGCAGTAAAACGAGGAACAACACCCATATACACATTAAACGTAGGTGGTAAAAGCCTAAAGAGGTGTAAGGTATTTGTCACCTTTGAGCAAGACGGAAAAGCAATCACAAAGACTGGTGATGATATTGATGTTGAGAACAAAGTTGATGAAAGCGGAGAGCCGTTAAGTGTCATAAGTGTATCGCTAACTCAAAGCGATACACTAGGGTTTGACACAGGAACAGCAAGGGTTCAAGTTAATTGGATTGATTATCTAGGAAACAGAGGTGAAACGGATATAGAAACAATCACGTTTGAGCCGACACTACTTGATGAGGTGATACGTTATGAGTAACGAAATAACACTAAATATTGGCGAGAACGCAGAACATGTGACCATGACACCTAAATCGCAAGATAGGTTTTATGTTGGTGCAAAGGCTAAAGTAGAACAGCTAGACAACGGAGTTAGAGTAACAACCACCGACAAGGACGGCACAACAACAGCGACAGTCTTTAATGGCAAAAACGGAGTTGACGGAACAAATGGTGTAGGTATTGAACGCATTGATTTTAACGGCTACACCATGAACATTAGGCTAACTAATGGTGCTGAAATTCATTCCGCTAGTTTAAGAGGTGAAAAGGGAGAGATTGGCGAACGTGGTGCAGGGATTAAAGAGGTTAGGCAGAATAGCGACTACACCTTAACTCTAGTGTTTGAGGACGGACACGAGTTCACTACTGGTGTAATTCGAGGGGTAAAGGGCGAACGTGGTGACGCAGGACAATTTGACCCTATACTATCTGAAAGTTCAACAAACGCAGCACAATCAAGAGCAATCAAGGCTTATATAGACAATGCAATAAGCGGTGTAGCAGGATTAAGTTCGATGATTGTTGATAACCTACCAAGTAGCGGTAAGAACGGTGTGCTGTATCTCCTAGTAGACCCACAGAGCGAAGATAATCAGTATGATGAATATTTGTGGATAAACAGCACAAAGAAGTTTGAACGTATTGGTGCTACAAGTGTTGATTTAAGCGGATATGCAAGGGCGAGTGATTTTGACGCTATTGTAACATCTGTTTCAGGAGCACTTGACCTAAAAGTTGACAAGGAAGATGGCAAGGCACTGTCATCAAACGACTTTACGGACGCCATGAAGAACAAACTAAACCGCATATCTGACGGAGCAACAAATGTTTCAAGAGAAACTGTTTATGATTGGGGTTTCGCTACACTAGGAAGTGTAGAGGTTGATAACGAAGTTAAGACACTATACAAAAGATTATCAAATAACACACTTAATATTTAATCAAAAGGGGGTATCTTATGAACGCAATTAGCTCGATTTTAAAATTTATTGGTGGAAAGATTGAAACGCAGGACAACTTCAAAAAGGGAGTGACTGACGGAACGTATGCTGTAAACGATGTAAAAATCAATGACAGCAACCTTGAACATGAACTAGCAACATTTTTCAAGGGTGAAAACATTTCCGCATAGTGTGTGTGTAAAGGAGAAAAGTAAATGATTAGTTTAGTAAAAACACTCAAAGCAATTAAGAATATGCTTGCTGCAACTAACAGTAAACTAGAGAAAGCGGAAGTCATGGACGTTTTATGGGAAAATCCGTCTCCGTCCGCTAGTTTCAGTTCGCAGTCTATTTCTGTTAGTGGTGACTACAACGAGTATGTGATTGTGACGAACGGATATACGACTGAAACTACGTACAGTTCGTTCAGACTAAAAAGGGGCGAATCAGTAAATCATTGCTCTGTATCAATTGGAGAGAGTAACAGCAACAACTTTTGGTGCAATCGCAGACGTTTTGCAAGTAGCGGTGTAGGTTCTAGCCACATAATTTCAGTTGGTGGTGGAGCATATAAGTCGCAAGGTGCACCATCACTCGCATATTCCGACGCTGCGGAAATTCCTGTAAGAATTTACGGAGTTAGAAAATTGGGAGGCAAGTAGGTGGATAGGTATGTTTGGATAATTACACTTATCTCAACCTTGCTAGGTGGTAGCTTTATGAGTTTCGTTCAGTTCCTAGTAACAAGGCATGATGAACGAAACAGACAGCTTATACCAGTTGAGAGGTTTAACCAACTTGTTTCACTAACACTAGCACAAGTCCAAGCAAGGCTAGTGTTAAGGGGTGATGAATTCTCAAGACGAGGTTCGCTAACAGCAAGAGAAAGAGCAATGTATAGAGAAATATACGAAAAATACCATGATTTAGGCGGTAATCACTATGCAGAGGACGTATATAAAGAGGTTATGACTTTGCCTGTTAGTGATTTTGGTATGAATATCAATAAAGGGGGAAATCATTATGATGAATATTAATTGGAGACAGAGATTTAAGAATAGAACGTGGGTATTGGCATTTCTACTAGGGCTGATTGCTATGTTCTACCAGATGATAAAAGTGTACACCGTTGCAAAAGACGGACTACCACCACAGGAACTACTAATCGAAACAGCCAAAATGTTAGTTGCATGGCTAGTACAGATAGGAGTTATCGTTGACCCTACCACAGCAGGCACTAGAGATAGTGCAAGGGCAATGAGTTATGGAGTGCCAACAGATAAACTAAATACATCAGAAATCGAAAAGGGATTGAGAAATGCAGAGGTGCTAGACAATGGGAATCAGAGAGCAGATAGTTAATACGGCAATACGTTACAATGGAATGAGTTTTAAGGGTGGTTCGCACAAGACCCTTATTGACGAGTTCAACAAATACAAGCCTGACGGTTGGGCAATGACCTACACAGCTAATTTTTGTGCGGCTTGTGCTTCCGCCATTGCTTATCTATGCGGACAAGGGAACAGCTACCCTTGTTCCGCTAATGTAGGCACAATCGTAAACAAGGCTAAAAACATGGGCATATGGGTGGAAAATGACGCATATGTACCAACAGCAGGCGATTGGATAGTCTATGCGTGGAATGACAGCGGAATAGGTGATAACACTACTGGTGCAAGCCATGTAGGTATCGTTGTTTCCGCAGGCGGTGGGTATATAAATGTGTTTGAGTTTAATATCCACAACAACCATTCTACTGGATATAGAAAAATACCAATCAACGGACGTTTTATCAGAGGGTTCGTTGTGCCAAACTTCCAATCTTATGGTTGGATACAGGATAATCACGGTTGGTGGTTTAAGAAAAAGGACGGTAGCTATTATAAGTCCGAGTGGCAGAAGATAGACGGTGAGTGGTACTACTTCAACAGCGGTGGCTATGCAGTTAAGGGTTGGAACGAGATTGACGGTAAGTGGTATTATTTCAACAGCTATTGCAAAATGGTCACTGGTTGGATAAACCTAAATGACCGTTGGTTCTGCCTAGCCTCAGACGGTAGCCTATATACGAATGGACTGCACGAGATAAACGGCAAGAACTACTACTTTGATAAAGACGGAGTTATGTGTACTGGTTGGGTAATCGTTAATGATGGTTGGCAGTATTTCAATGCAGATGGTAGCCGTGTTGAAAAGGGTATCGTCAAGGGTGACAGTGTGTATATCATCAAGGACGGAAAGTTGGTTGTAGATGATACGGTGACTGTTGAAGCAAACAAGAGCGGTGAGGTGTCGGTGGTGTAACATGCAGATATTTAATGATATAGCCGTATTCTTTAGCGAAGCACATTACACAGCCGTGCTAGACGCTATAGGGTTCAGCGTGTTATAATAACATTGAGAGAACCGCATTGATTGCGGTTGAGGGTGAATACATACATGTTCACCTTTACTAACGATAAAAAAGCAGATTGAGGATAAACGCTGTGTCCCTGAATGGGGGTAAGTCGATGGACGAGAATTCACATGTGCCGTGCTGCTTTATTTATCAACAAAGTGCTATAGGCACATCAATATTAAGAGCGGGCAGTGTGATGCCCTACCTTGTACAAGTGAGACGTCAAGATTGAGGGGGTTGCAAACCCCTCTTTTCTTTATCAAAATTCGTGACTTTTTCGTGACTTTTTGTCCGATATTTATAGTTTACTGCGATTTTATCGAAATCAAAAACGTTGATATTTCAATGGGTTTACAACGCAACCATATGTAATCAATATATACTAATTGGGTTCGAGTCCCATGTCCTCCGCCAAAAGAACCTTGCAATTTCAACGGTTGCAAGGTTCTTTTTATTTATTCCGTGACTTTTTCGTGACTATTTTTGATGTTTTTAAACATATCATCAAAGTTATTTGCGACAGATTGTCCTATGTCGCTTTCATCTTTGAATAGGTGGGTATAGATATTAAGTGTAGTTGATTTATTAGAGTGACCCATTAAACGTGACAAGGTGACTAAATCAGTACCCTCACTTGCAACGATAGACGCATATGTGTGACGTAACTGATGATAGTTTATATGTTCTATTCCTATTCTTTTAACATACTTTGTTAGCCGTTTATTGACCGCTTGTGGCGATAGCGGTGAGCCGTCCTCTGCCTTTATAAGATATTTACTATTTATCCATGCTGCACCTAGACGTTTCTTTTCGCTTGCGTGATATTCCCTTAAATCCGTTATATCTTGCTGAACGAAATCAGGAATAGAACAGTATCGTTTGCCTGATGATGTTTTAGGTTCTTTGATGAAATCCGTTCCGTCTTTTGAGCGGTAGCGTGCCTTGTCTATGAGTATTCTGTTTCCAATAGGAGTGTCCTCAATTGCGAGCACTTCACCGCGTCTTAATGAGCAAAACAAGGCTAGTTCAAACAGAACCTTGCTATCTTTTGGTAGTGTGTCTAGGTTGTTTATAAATACGGCTAATTCAGACGGAGAGAGTATGCGATTAGATTTACGAGTGTTGTTTGGAATAATAACATCATGGCACGGATTAGAGGGGAGAATATCCCATAATACAGCAATAGAACAGCAACGTGATAGAACTGAATATGTTGCCCTGATTGTTTTAGGAGCATACTTGCGTTTCGTTCCGTTTGATAGGGTATAAGTATCAGATAATTTATCAATCCACTTTTGTATAAATCTAGGAGATAGGTCGCTTATATTGATATCGTCCATAGTGTCGAAAATTCGCTTTTTACAAGCGTTATATCCGTCAATGGTATTAGGAGACTTATTCTTAATTACATTGCCCCAAACAGCCGATATAAGGCTATATAGGGTATAATCGCTAGAGCCTTTTGCTAGTATTTCTTGTTCCCATGATTGAGCCATTTTCACGGCTTCTTTTTTCTTTGTTGTGGTAAAAGTTTTCGTGTGTCTTTTTCGCTTGCCGTTAATCGTTTGTGATAGTGTTACACGAAACTTATTTTTACTGACTTGCTCTATATACATGATATATACACCTATTAATTATTCAGTTTTATCATCACTCTGTACTGCTTCGTTAGACTGCTCGTTTTCGTCCTTGTCTTTTGGTAGAATCACAGCCATTATCAATAGCGTTACTGCTGTTGCCATTACCCCTGCTGTATCATACAGGCTCATGTGTAAAAATAATTCAGCCATACAAATTAATGCTAATACAATACTGATTGTTCCACTAATCACCTTTTTATGATTAGGCAGCATTGCATATATACCCACAATGAAAAACATTGGCATTCCAATATTAGGTTCGACAAATCTGATAAATACCATATTCCATGAGTTGCTATCAGATACATATCTGTTAGAAATATAAGTAAGAATACTTCCAACAACCGCAAGTGCAATACCTGCTGGAATTGCCAAAATATAACGTAACCAATTAGGAATCTTATTCATTATCTTATCCTTTCAAAATAAAGTTGCCATAACGTATCATATCTTTTAGCTGTTTATCGTTCATATCTTTTAGTATCATAAGCACCTCATAGAACAAGTCCATGCTTGTAATTTTGGAACAAGGGTGTCCGTCTTTTGGGGACGAGGACGAATAGTAGTTGTTAGTGTTATATGTGTTATTTGTATCCGTAGAATCAGAACCTATATTGTTAGATATAGTACCGCTGTTTTTACTCATATCTGTATCAATATTAATTTCATCTTCCCAACCCATAAGGTATGAGGGAGTTGTATTAAGAGCCTTTGCGAAAACCGAAACCTTTGATAATGGCATGTCATTAATCCCTTGCTCTATTTTATTAATTGTAGACCTAGTTGTATACCCGGTCATCTTTGCCAATTCTTCTTGTGTAATATTTAGTTCTTTTCTTCTTGTTTTTATTTTATTGCCTATCATTGTTCTCACCCACTTTACTATTGGCACTTATAATGTAGATTGTATAAACGATAATACTCACTTGTGGATTTAAAGTCAAATATTTTTGATGTTTTTTTCAAAAACAGTTGACTTTCAATCTACATAATAGTATATTTGTGTAGACGATAAATCCACACACAGAAAGGGGGTATAAAACTTGATTAACTCTAACGCATTAAGAGATAAGATAGAGACTTCAGGACTAAAGTATAAGTATCTTGCAGAACAGCTTGATATTTCAAGTTATGGATTGCAGTTAAAGATTGATGGCAAAAATGAATTTCTTGTAAAAGAAGCAGTTAAGCTATGCAACTTGCTGAATCTCACAAATAAAGAAAGAGAGGATATTTTTTTTAACGATTATGGTGATTAAAAATCTACAAAACACAGAAAGGAGCGAACATGGAAACACCGATAGACGAAAGGTTCTTATCAACAGCCGAAGCGTCAAAGATTCTAGTGATAGACGAACAAGCCTTGCGAACACTAGGGCGTGAGGGAGCAAAAGGCGTCTATCGAATAGGAAAACAATTCAGATTTAGAATCAGGGACTTTTGCACAGCAGAGGTTGAACTAGCAGATAGGCTAGATAAGTTATCACAAGAAGTATCAGAACTCGAAACAACGTACCGAGAAATGGTTGACCGTTTTGGACTGAAAGACAAAGGAACACAGAACGCACAAACAGAGTATTACGCAATGTTAAGAGCGTTGGAAATCATGAGAGGAGAAATTTAGAAATGGAAAACAAGGGGAATAAAGGAATTGACGCAGTTGAAAGGCTTATGAAAGTTATGGTTTCGCCAATAGTATGGGACGAAAGAATGAAAAATATTGTTGTTAGTGGTCTCGAAAAATCACTAGGCGATAAGCTAACCGACAAAGAAATTCGTATCGCAAAAGCAGCATGGTGTCACGGTTTTGCAGCAGACCCAAAAGAGGTTATGGGTAAAACACTAGAGAACCTAAAATAAAATGACGGAGAGAACGAAATGATTAAGAAGTACAAGAGGTTTAAAAATTGGTGCGATGAAATAGGTTGCAAGCCGACAGATTTTCTAGGCACGTTCGCATTAATAGGTTTAATAGCTGAATTTTGGATAATCGCATATGTATTTGGATCAAGATAAGGAGAAGAAAATGGATATTTTAAATCTAGGAGAGTTTATTGAATTGTTATCAAGTGACGAAGAAATCACACAGAACGAAAAGAAAAGAGAACAGGAAAACGGAAAAGAGATGGAGTTTGGCAAGGCAGTGGACGAATTAATTAACGAGGTTTTGGCAAGCATTAATAAAGATTTTGTGGAGTGCGAAAAAGCAAGAAAAAAAGTCTTTGCAAAAAACAGAGAAAATTATCACTCTAGCATAGAGTCTCTTATCAAAAGACCGTTATCAATTGAAGAAGAAAAACTTGTCGATGAAGCGTTCCCACTTGCATTTATAAATGGTTGGGTAGCTCATAAGGAAAATGGTGGCAACAATGACAAATAAAAAAGCCGCCCACACAGGAGCGACAAATACCCAAGTCAATTTTAAAGGATTGCCAAGCCAAAAGCAAGCTGTATTAAGTCACTTAAAGGAGTATGGCAGTATCACACCGCTAGAAGCATTAAAGCTATACGGTTGTTTGCGACTAGGGGCAAGGATATCCGACCTGCGAGACGAGGGGTATGAGATAACAACGGATATAGCAAAAGGTAAAAGATATGCAATTTACAGATTGGAGAAGTAAAGATGAAAGCATATAAGGGATTTAATGAAAAGTTGCAGTGCAATCCTAACGGAGAACCATTTCAGTATGAAATAGGCAAAGAGTATGAACACGAGGGCGAGGTTAAGCCTTGTAGCAGAGGTTTTCACGCTTGCACATCACCACTAGATGTACTTTGGTACTACCCACCAAGCACAAGTAGATATTGTGAGGTTGAGGTTGACGATGATAGCAAGGGCGATAATGACGATAGCAAAGTTGCAAGCAAGAAGATAAAAATTGGTGCAGAAATCGGAGTTGTTGGACTAGCGAAAGCACATATTGAGTATGTAAAAGAACATGTTACACACCACGTTAACGAGAATGATAAAGGAGCGGCAACAGCAGGCGAGTACGGAGCGGCAACAGCAGGCAATAGAGGAGCGGCAACAGCAGGCGAGTACGGAGCAGCAACAAGTAAGGGCAAATCTTCAACTGGTGATTATGGCTTATCTGTTGCAAGGGGCAACGGTGTAAAAGTCAAGGGTGGATTAAACGCAGTTCTCGTCATTGCCGAAGAAAATAATTGGGATTGCGAAATCAAAGACTGGAAAGCGGTTGTTGTTGACGGAGAGAAAATCAAGGCAGATACATGGTACAAGCTAGAAAACGGAGAACTAGTCGAGGTAAAGGAGTAGCTAATGGCAGAACTAATACGAATAGACCAAGCAATAAAACTCACAACAGAGTTTGAGCAAGTGTCAAAAGAAATAGATAAAAAGATTGAGACAGCAAACTCACTTGTAGTCAGTGAGGATAACTATAAGGAAGTAAAGAAAATCAGAGCAGAACTGAATAAGGAAGCCAAACAGTACGCAGAAGATTTTAAGACTATTAAAGAGAGCGTGCTTGCCACATGGAACGAGTGTGAAAACACATATAAAGCCATGATTAGAGATAAGTATGCAGTGAGTGACGTAATCTTGAAATCAAAAGTTGGCGAGATTGAGGACGGGATAAAGAACGAGAAACGAGAAAAGGTTGTTGAGTTCTTTGAGAAACACAAAGCAAGCCGAAAGCTAGACTTTGTTACGTTTGATGATATGAACCTCAAAATCGGCATGAGCAACAGCCTAGCGTCGCTTAAAAAGGAAGTTACCGAAAAGCTAGATGAAATCTTAAAGGGCTATGAGGGAGCATTAGAAACATCACCCGATGTAGTCGCAGAATTTAAGGAAAATGGTTTTGATTTTGCTAGAGCGTTTACAACGGTTAAAGACCGAGAAGAACGCAAACGAAAGGCAGAAGAAGAACGCAAGGCAATGCTTGAAGCAAGAGCCGAGCGAGAACGCAAGGAAGCTGAGGCGAAAGCGATTGTTCAGGAAACAGAAATCAAAGAGAGTGACGAGGTTGAAGAAGTCGCAGAAGTTGAACAGCCAAGCACACACGAAGAAGAACACGAAAAAATTCTTTCAGTAACATTCACAGTTAGAGGGACAAGGGCAGAACTGATTGACTTATCCAATTTCCTAAAAGAACTCAACTATGACTACAAGCAGATTAAGTAAGGAGTAGAACATGCAGAAGAACGGAATAGCAAAGAGAGAGAATACCGCCACATTCTCCATGAAGATGAGTAGTGACAAATTTCAGAACAAGATACACGAGGTGCTACAAGACAAGAACAGAGCCATTAAATTTACGGCAGCCTTAACAAGTGCAGTTGCTAATCAGCCTGCATTACAAGAGTGCGAAGCAACAACGATTTTATCTAGTGCATTGCTAGGAGAGAGCCTAAATCTCTCACCTTCACCACAGCTAGGACAATACTACATCGTGCCTTATAAGGATAGAAAGAACGGAAGAACAGTAGGCACGTTCCAGCTAGGTTACAAGGGATATGTTCAGCTTGCACTCCGAAGTGGCAACTACAAGAAATTAAATGTTCTTGAAGTAAAAGAGGGGGAACTTATTTCCTGGAATCCACTAACAGAGGAAATCAAAATCAATCTGATTGAGGACGAGGTGGATAGAGAATTAAGACCGACTGTTGGCTATTATGTATCGTTCGAGTATCTAAACGGCTTTTCAAAAGCTATGTACTGGAGCAAAGATAAGATGATGTCGCACGCAAAGAAGTATTCAAAGGCTTATGCAAGCGATACGAAGAACGGCACATCGTACAGTTTTTGGACTAGCAACTTTGACGATATGGCGAAAAAGACCATGTTAAGGCAGATTATTTCCAAGTGGGGAATTATGTCAACAGAAATGAACGAAGCCTTTACATCAGACAATGCGGTTATTGGTGAGGGACAAATTCCTGAATACATTGACAATCAAGAACAGATTATCGAGAGAGTTGTTGAAGAACCAATCACAGATAACGAACCAGTTATCGATGTAGCTGTAGAGGGTGACGATGAGCAAGCAACATTTAAGCTATAAGATTATCGGAACTGGAAGTAAAGGAAACGCCTTATATTTGACTTGTGGCGAACATAAAGTGCTAATCGATGTTGGAGTACCTTATAAGGCAATAAAGTCGCTAGAAATCGATTATGTACTGCTCACGCACAGTCACAGAGACCACCTTAATGAGGCAACTGTAAAAAGGCTTGCATATGAAAATCCGAGTATCAAGTTTTTCTGTACGAAGTATCTAGTTCAAACACTAATAAGGTGCGGTGTAGATGTTAGCAATATCTACTTTAAGCCACATATCGAGGTAGGCAGCTTAACACTTAATCGCTTTAATCTGATACACGATGTACCGAACTGCGGTTGGAAGCTGAAATTTAAAGACGGCAAGCAGAAACTTAAAGTCTTTTATGCGACAGATACAGCAAGCCTAGACCATGTGTCAGCAAAGGATTTTGACTATTACTTTGTGGAAGCAAACTATGACGAGGACGAAATCGTTCAATCAATCAAAGATAAGGTCGAAAATGGCGAGTACAGTTACGAACGCAGAGTAGTCGATACGCACTTATCAAAGCAGAAAGCAGATAAGTGGTTATCAAATAACATTGGAGATAACAGCGTCTATGTGTACATACACGAACATTCAGACGCACACGGAAGAAAAGAGGTAACAGAAGATGAACGAAGTAGCACTAATTGGCAGACTTACTAAAGACCCTGAAATATCGCATACCACAAACGGTACACACATTGCGAGATTTACCCTTGCAATTCAGAAAGAGGGCAAGGATAGAGAGGGAGCGGACTATGTTAGGTGCTTGACCTTTAACAAGACCGCAGATGTTGTAGAGAGGTACTTATCAAAGGGGAAACAAATAGGTTTAACTGGTAGGCTTGCGTCCTACTCGTACGAGGGCAAAGACGGAAACAAGGTTTTTGGACTAGAGGTAAATGTAAACAGAGTTACCTTACTATCTAACAATCCTAACGGCAAGGCTGAAACACCTACAGATGAAACACCTACAGAGAACTTTAATCCACAAGAGAACTTTGAGGGTTTAGACGAGGATATTCCATTTTAGGTAAAAACGGCTAGTGCAATCGATAAATACACTCCTTTCAAATAAATATTGATTAAATCTACTAGCCACAGCATTAAGCACACTAGCCGTTTTTACCTATACAACAGCTAACAAAAGGGTAGTTGTTACTGCCGAGTGATAACGATACACATTGACGCACAAACTATATTTTATATCAAAGAATACACGTAACTTAACTAACTCAAAATCTTGTGAAAATGTGCATAAATATTCACAAAAACATGTGGATAACTACCCTTTGTTTATACAAAAGAGAGGTAACCGAATGTTTAAAAATAAAAGACTTGTAAACGTGACTTTGAAGAACTCAAAGTACGGAGAAAAAGAGTACCTATTCGCTTGTTATGACGATGTTGAAGTAGGCGATAAAGTTGTTGTCAGCACTGCGTTTGGACTAACAATTGGAACTGTTAAGAGTTTTACAACGGAAGTGCCAAGCTACCTTGACGAGGACAAACTGCGAGAGGTTGTTTGCAAGGTTGATATGACGAATTTCATGGCGAGACGAGAAGCGAGGGCGAAAGAGCAGGTGAACTAAATGGCAGAGAGAAGAATGTTCTCAAAACGAATAATCAATACTGCCAAGTTCTTGAAAATGCCAGTTAGTACGCAGTGCCTATATTTTCATCTAGGACTTCAAGCTGATGATGACGGAGTTGTCGAAGCATACACAGTTATGAACCAAACTGGTGCAACCGAAGATGATTTAAAAATACTAGTCGCTAAAGGGTTCGTTATCGTCCTAAATGATGATTTAGTCACCTACATTACCGATTGGCAAGAGAACAACAAGATAAGGGCAGACCGAAAGGTTGACACAGTCTACAAAGACTTGCTTTTACAGATGTTGCCTGATGTTGAGCTAACCGAAACTAGGGCTAGAGCAGATAGAAAAAGAGATGTTGGGACGTCCCATGGACAACCAACGGACGTCCCATGGACAACCAACGGACGTCAAATGGACGCCATAGGTAAGGATAGGTTAGGTAAGGATAGGTTAGGTATTAATAACCCCCCTATATCCCCCCTAGGAGGGGTGAGTGGCGAGGTGACTAAACCGAAAACCGAAAAGAAACCAAAAGGCAAAGCGATTTACAAAGACCTACCTGATGAACTCAAAGACGCAATGACCGACTTTGAGGAAATGCGAACCAAAATGCGAAAGCCGTTAACCGACAGAGGACGAAAGCTGTTAATCACCAAGCTAACCAAGTTAGCGAGTGACGCTAACGGCAACATCGATACACAGCTTGCCGTGAAGATTGTCGAGCAGTCACTAGAGCGGAGTTGGACTAGCTTTTACGAAATCAAGAGTGATAACGGCAACTATCAAGGCAAGGCAAATAACAGCGACACATTGCCGTATTCAGGGCTTGACTGGTAACGGCAGAAAGGAGCGAGAACATGAACAAGCAAGACACAGAAAACGTGCTAAACATCGTCAATGCGTCATATCCGCAGTACCTAAAGCACATGACACCGATTGAGCGAAAGACACAGCTTGCCGTGTGGCATGACCTACTTTGCGGTTATGACAAGTCAGATGTCCTAACGGCAGTCAGAAAGCACGTTGAAACTAGCAAGTACCCACCGTCAATCGCTGATGTTCGAGAGAAAATCAAGGTGATTGAGCGAATTAAGAGGGCGAGGGGAAAACTTGCAGACGGCACAAAGCTACTCACGAACGGACAGATTGACCGCATGACGGAGTACAAGCAAGAACTAGCCAAGCTAAACAGCGAGATTGCAAAGGCAAGCACAGACGAGCAAATCAGAGGGCTGAAACTCAAAAGGCACGAGGTTAAGTGCAATATCGAGTTTCTGCGAGATGAGGAACTGCGACTACAAAGACAAGCCGAAGCCGAACTCGAAAGAGCGGAAAGGTTGTGGCAAGCATGATATTTATAATCCACGTAGTACCAAAGCCAAAGGGGCGTCCGAGAGTGACGAGAAGCGGACACGCATTTACACCAAAAGCGACAAGGGAGTACGAAAAGCTAATTGTCAGCGAGTGGGGTATTCAGCACGGCAAAGCGACACCGATTGAAAATCCAATTGCCGTCAGAGTGATGTTTTACATGCCAATCCCAAAGGCAACTAGCAACAAGGCAAGGGAACGCATGGCAGCAGGATTAGAAGTGCCAGCAAAGAAGCCCGATATTGACAATTTGCTCAAAGCGGTTTTGGACGCACTCAACGGAAAAGCCTATCACGATGATAACCAAATCGTTGAAATTTCAGCAAAAAAGCTGTATTCAACCGAGCCAAGAACGGAAGTTTTTATCAGCGAATTGGTCAAAGGTGAGCGATAAGGGGTGGACTACCGCCACGAGAAACGTGCGAGAAGGTGTCTAATTTGACGATAGCGAGAAGAAAATGCGTTAGTCGATAATTGATATGGTGAAGATATAAAAATCGCTTAAAACTAAAATAAATCGGTTTTACGCATATATCACAAAATGACACCACAAAAGCAAATCGCAAATCAGCACAAAAACATAACGGTGGATAAGTCAAATAAAATAGTGTGTATAAAGATACAGAAATTATAAATAAATATACATAAAGGAGAAACAACAATGGACGAAAGAAAATTTATAAAGAAATGTAAAGAGCTTGTGAGAAATTACTATAACGATAGAGTGGAATCAGCAGACAAAAACGGCAAAATCACAACAGATGATGTATTTGTCGTTTGGTTCTGTAAAACCTTGCAGAATTCAAAGGCTTTAGTTAGCACCAACGTATCAGACGGCATGTACTATGAGGTCACATATAACGGAGATAAGAACGAGTGCTATCTTGACGCTTATAAGAAGTGGCAAAACGTTCTTATTGAAATGTGGTAAAAGGGGGTGCGGAGCAATGAAAGCATATGACAAAATTCCAGAGTGGAACGAACTCGTTTTTAGAGAACCAACAGCAGAAGAACGGGAAAAATATGCAGGTGAAAAATTCGAGCAGTGGATAGATAATCTACCAAGTTTTGGTGAAGATGTACTGGTCACCAACGGTATAGATGTATGGGCAAGTTGGTTTTATATGGACGATGGTATTTGTTTAAGCGACGCGGCAAGCGGAATTGACGATGTTATCGCATGGCTACCGCTACCAAAACCATACGAGAGGTAAAGCTATGTTAAGCATAACAAGACTAATCGTGATGATTGCATTATGGGTAACGGCTATCGTTGGAGCGGTTATGCGAAAGCGAGGACACGAGCAATTAGCCGACAGATTAATCGCAATATTCGATATAGGAGTAGTTGTAGTTATATTTTCAGTATTTTGGGGAGATTAAAGCAGTAAAGCTAAATGATAACAACAATGAGCATAGCGGAACAATTTACCGCAGAACAAAGAAAAGGTATTTGCAAGTGGTGTGTTGATAACAAGAAAACAAGATGCACCACTTGTGCAATCAACAGAACAGAGCCGTACAAGGAGAAAAAGTGACATGGAATACATTTATTGCAAGGATTATGAAGAATATCAATATACCATGCAAACACTAGAACGCATTGGGTATGAAAACAGAATAAAATATTCCCCTTATCGAGGGACAGTTGATAAAGCAGGAATAACAATATTTGTATCAGACGAACTTAAATTTATTGGTAGTGATTGGAGGAGTGGTTATTACACTTATGGACGCAAACCATCGAAAGTTGCAAGAGAAACACAGATTTATCCAAGTTCCTGCAACATCAACGAAATAACAGATACTGGAGCGTGGAAAGACCTAAATAAATTTCTAGCAACGAGATTGAACACAGGACCGCTTGACGATAAGGAAGAACTGGAGCAAGACAGAGAAAAGTTGCGCAAGTTTGCAAAAGATACAAAGGGTAAAGCAAAAATAAGCCTTGTACCAATGCAGATTTTGAAAGACATTGCAGAGGTTAGGGAGTATGGTGTCAAGAAGTATGGAAGTGTGGATAGCTACAAAGAAGTACCGATTGAGGACTATAGAGACGCACTTTTAAGGCACATCATCGAGTACATCAAAGACCCTAACGGAGTAGATAAGGAAAGCGGAATTAAACACTACAAACACATCGCTTGCAACATGGCTTTTATATGTGAAATGGAGAACACGGAAGATGACCCTACAAGCATATAAAGGCAATATGGTGGTAAATGGGATAGTAAGGGGAGAAGTTCATTCGTTCCACAATGATGAGTGGAGTGTTATGCGAAAACTAGACGATATGGCGGTGTATCACGATGGGATAACGTGGCGAGGAACTAAACGAGAAATCGAGGAAAAGTTTGGCACGGATATGATGATACAGTTCTTACGTTGGATACACCCTGATATTATCAATCGTTACGCACGTTGCCCTATATGTGGTTGTTTGATTTATGACGGTTCAGAGGCTTTTTGCGAAAAACACATAGCAGAGGGCAGGCAGCAGATGAAACAAATACTTGAAGATACACCACCGCAAGAGTTTGCCAATATTGGACTAGAGGTTATCCGTTCAGTTGTTTATGAATATGGGCAAGCCTTGCGAAGATTGAAAAAGAAACCGAACGACGGCACAGCACTAGCAAGAGTAGAACAAGATGAGGACTGGTTTAAATCACCTCATTTTGAACTCTTATCACTAGAACTTATACATGGTGAGCGAATTATTCAGGAAGTTAGAAAAGAAGTTGAGAGCGAAATAAAAAGGAGAAAACGATGAGAACAAAAATTACAGAACTCATAAAAAAGCCAATATCGTTATTTGACAAGCGGTGTGAGGTGGTGGACAGAATTGACGAAATGAACGAAATTAAAGAAGCTTTACGCAATGGTATGAACAATATATACATAGCCACATGTAGCGATACATCGAGCAGTTTTAACAATACAACCTTTTTAAATGTGTCACCTGAATTTAGAAAAGAAGTTAGCAACTACCTAAATAATAGGCTTGTGGAACTTGCAAAAGAGGTTCAGATACTGCAAGGAGTAACACCTATTGAGTACACAGAAAGCGAGGATAAATAGCATGACAGCATACGAAAAATCAAAAGAGAGAGCAGAAAGAATAACAAGGCTAGAAAACGAGTATAACGATTTAGCCGCAAAGTGCACAAAGCTAAAATTTAAGCTAAAGGAGTGTTCCGACGATTTATCAGAAAAATCAATTGATATTTTACGCAAACAGCTAATCGCAATGGATAAATACAGATATATCCTTGAACAACGTATCAGAGAAAAGCTGTATTAATAAAAGAGGGAAACGATGAGTAGCAAGCGGAACAAGGAACTATCAGAACACAAAAGACCCTACCACTTTTTTGACGATATTCTAGGCGAGGAACGTGTGGATATGGCGTTCGAGTATGACGAACTAGACGATTGCAACGAGCATGAGTACATAGACCACGTTATGCACATATATGCACCTGATTGTGGAGAGGAACTAACCTATGATTAATTCAGTAATCTTGCAAGGCTTTTTACAAAACAAGCCAATGATGATTAAGACTGGAAAAGCAGAAGTCCCCACAGCAAGTGCTATGCTCGTTGTACCTAGACCCTATGCGTTTAAACGTAAAGAGGGGCTAAAGAATCGCTATTATGACAACATCAGAATTTACGCAAACGGCAAAAAGGCGAATACCTTGCGTAAAGGTATGAAAGGCGAGCAGACGATCGTTCAAGGGGTATTACATCAAGGAACATGGCACAATCCACAAACTGGACAAAGCGGAACAAGCTATTATGTGGTGTGTTCAGAGGTTCAAATTCTAGGACGTATGGGCAAAATCACAAGGAGTGCAACACCTAACACCTTAAAAGGCGAAATCAACGATATTTTGAGGTATAAGGCAAGTACCAAGAATGAATATCAACCGCCCGAAATCAAGAAAGCCATTGACCCAACAATTGAGCAAGGCGTTAACGTAAACACTATTGATGTTGATATGCCGATGGACTTTTTCCTAGATGATGATGATTTTGATGAGGAAGCCGAAAGAGTACAAGCAGAAGCAGAAAGCGAGGACTTTATCAATGATTAAAAGATGTGAAGTGTGTGGCAAATTCTTTGAAGCATTGAGGGAGTTTGAAATCATCTGCGATAGTCCTGAATGTAAAAAGGCAAGAAACAAACAGAAACATGATGAGTGGGCAGCTAGAAATAGCGATAAAGTCCGTGAAATTCGTCATAGAAGCTATAAAAAGGCAAAGGCGAGGAAACGTGCCATTGAGGAAAGAAAAAGCCGTATAGAGCGATTTAAGGACGAAATAAGCCAAGAGCAAGAAAGGGCAAAGACTCCCAAAACGTATGGCGAAATCCAAGCGGAGAAACTCATCAGAAAACAGAGGGAAGAAAACCCCATACAAATTGACAAATAACAAAGAAAGGAGAGCCTATGAACTCATTTATTGCAACTGGGCGATTAGTAAAAGACCCTGAAAAGAGTTTAACCCCACGTGGGAAATCAATTGCACATTTTAAACTTGCGGTAGTTAACAAGAGAAGTAAGCGAGAGGACGGCAAGTATGATACCGATTTTTTCAAGTGCGTTGCGTATGGTGATGTTGCCGATAGAATACTCAGGTACAAGCGGAGAGGTGAACCCATACTAGTTGTTGGTGAAATGCACTTCCCTAAATTCAAGTCAAAGACAAGTGACCATTGGGTTATCTACCCCCTTGTAACCGCCCTTGATATTGATTTACTCACCACGCAGAAATACCACGACCCCAACAAAATGGCGGACAGACTAGAGGAAGAAGCGAACATGTTTGACCAAGTTGCGGAAGCAGAACAAGAGCATAACGAGGGTATATACGGCTAAAAACCGATTATCCCCACAGCAAGTTAACTAAAAGGGTACAGAATATAGACATGAAATACTTTAAACTTGACTCAAAAGGCTTAATTGCCGATTTTAAGCTAAATAAAAATGCCGTCCTTGCGTTAAAATCCGAGATACTTTCCGCAAAGCAAGAGAAAAAAGCAGCAATTGACGAAATCGAGCAAAGCGACTGGACTAGACGCATTGAACTACTCCACCTAAAACAAGAAGAATATCAGCATTATGTTGATATGGTTGTGCTAGGTTTTGGTGCGATAACCGAAATAGAACGGAATATCCTAGAGGGGTGGATAGTAGACGAAAAAGACGATATGCAACTAGCCGATGAAACACTTATACCGATAGAGTCTATCGAGAGGGCGAAAATAAGGGCACTAGCCAACTTTGAGGCGGTAATTAACCCTTTATAGCATTTAGGCGGTAAATCGTCTTAAAACGGAAATATGAGCCGTATATGAGCAATGTAAAATGGGGGTAGAGAATATACCCCATTTTTTTAGTTATTATATACAACCCAAATCAGCCAACAACTCAACAGATGGCGAGGATAAAGGGGCAACCTCTAAAATCTCACCTGATATCCACTCTCCGTCCTCGTCAATGATTTTCGCTGTCAAATAAACTTCTTTAATTTTCAAATTTTCACCAACACAATCACAATCAGAATGATATTCAGCAAAAGCCTTTTTTGCATCGTCTAAATTTTTAAACCTTGCCAAAACTTCAACACCATCGTCATGACCTATCAGGTTGCCTAGTATATAATTTTCTATTTCTTTTCTTTTAAATCTTCTGTTCAGTTCCTTGCTGTATCTTTCTATTGTGTATATAACGCTTTCCATTGTCATTCTCCTTAATTCTCCATAGTTTAATCAATCAGCATTTTTCTGAAATAGTCCTCTTGACTTTCAAACAGCCTTAAAGCCCTATCGTGTAGGCTTATACCGCCGAACACCTCATCAATTGAGAGCGGTATATACATCAAAGCAGCGTCAACATTAATCGGACTATATCCCATGAAATCCAAGTCCTTTTTGAGTTGGTCAACTATCCAAATATATATAGCATAATCAACACCATTATCAACGCAGTTATCTTGAAATTTTGCCCCTGCCTTTGTCAGATTGTCAAGGTTCTTAACTTCTCCTGCCTTTAATTCTCGTTCAGAATAGATATGCTCATCTATTGCCCATACCACAAAGAACAGTATAGGCACTCCGAACACCGTAAACAGGCAAATCGCTCTTGTAAATATATCAACACCACTCATCGCTAAAACTCCTTGTTAGTCCCTCAAACCGTCCTTAACACCGATTGTATACGCCTTATTAACGATAATGTCTAATAGTTCCGCTGTAAATTCACCGTTATATTCTTCATCAGTCAGCTTAACCACATCAACTAGCTTTCTTCTTTCGTCCTCAATGCACACAACGTGCTTGTCACCGTCATGCTGAACCACCAAACCATAGCTATTATCTAGCATTTCCTTAACTTTCATCGCTTTACTCCTTTACTTGCCTAGATACTTCTCAATTGCCTTGCGAACAATAGCCGCTTGACTATCTCCGTTAGCCTTAGTTGTTGCCCTAAATTCTTCGACCAGGGCAATAGGCAAGTTGACTTTGACCTGCCTATAATTCTTTTCAGTGTAGCGACGATTAGCCGCTTTCCTTGCTTCTGATACTGCCATGAAATAGCCCCCTTGTCCGTTTATTGCTCAATCTCATCATTAACACAGTTGAGCCTATGAACAGCATTAGCGACAACATTTTCAAGGAATTCCTCATATGAGCAATCAATATCTATTCGTCCAACCTCAACGCCGCCATTTGTAAACACCTTGTAATACTTAAAGCCAAATCTGCTGGTCTCAACCAACTGCAAATCAACCATTAATATCGTCAAAAGTAATTAATTTAATACGTGTAGCCTTTGAATAGTCTATCTCATCAATATCCGTATCATTATCAACGTCATAATATGCTTTATACACACCGTCAGAGGTCACAACATACTGATAGAAATCATTACCATCAAAGCACTCATCATCACCGAACATATCACCGATTATATAATCGCCATTTTCAGCTTCAACCATCACAGAGCATTCAGGCGAGTAGTATTTATTATACAGTTTATCGCTGTTATATTCTTCTAGTGAATCTTTGTCAAGTGGTGCAAAATCACCGACCTCATTACTATTAACTATAAAATCACCGTCCTCATCTGCAATATATGACTCTAAATAAATCTCCTCAATTTCCAAGTTTTCACCAATATAACCATAATCAGAATGATATTCAGCAAAAGCCTTTTTTGCGTCGTCCAAATTCTCAAACTGTGCCAAAAGTTCAGAACCATCTTCACGTCCCATTATACTTCCTGGTATATAATTCTTTATTTCGTCCCTTTTAAATCTTCTGTTCAGTTCCTTGCTGTATCTTTCTATTGTGTATATAGTTCTTTCCATTGTTTTGCTCCTTTCAATCTGCTATATACAACCACCGCACGAGTTATGTCTCCAGTCATTTTTTTGAAACGCCTGAAACACTTCTATATACTGTTTAGGGGTTGCAAATGACGATATCCAACTTTCATTCTCTCGCACCCACGCCATCCATCCGAGCCCGCTCTTGTAAGTGTCCAATTTCTCCATATAGTCTTCGTCAAAATACCAAGTATCATATGTTCCCTCACAACCCATCGAACTTTTGCGCAAGTCCTCCGGGATAAGATGAGAAATATCTTCTGTGACAGAGTACGCACCTCTCACCTCGTCATATTCAGTTGTCTCTGCGGTGAGTATCCACTCACCATTACACAAACAAGGATATGCCCCAGTCCATTTCGCTTCAAAATTCTTATACATTGCTTTTCCTTTCAATCCACGAGGGGAATTAAACCCCTCGTTATTCCTTGTGTTACTGCTGCTAGATAGTTATTTTGCTGTTGCTAGTTCGTAAACCTTATTAACAAACTCATCTAATAGCTTGCTAACTTCGTTCTTGCGTGTCTCCCAGTCAATATCCCAGTCATCTGTAATCTTGCGTGCCTTGAGTTCGTACTCCCTCACGAGGTCATAATTGCTATAGTTCCCAAATGGTCTATATCCTGTAACAATTACAACTTTTCCAAAGTCATATACATCTGCGTTCCAACCATACACGCCGCATGTATAAGCGTCAGCGTCTCTATATCTTAATAAATGGCATAAATCACAATAGCCAACTTCTAGGATAGTCCCATAATTTGCCTTGATTGCTTTTCGTGTTGTCTGAAATTTCATTATCTTAACCCCCTTTTATAGCTCCATAAACTGCTTTTTGTTCAGTCCGCAAAATGATTTAATGTGGCGTCCAGTTGTTGCCGTCCAATCGCCAAACCATAGGCGATTAAGTTTTCCGTCCGCTGTTCGCTCAATGATTGGCGTATCATAGCTAATTAGCGTTTCCGTGCCCTCATCATCGATAATAACTATCGCTTTTCCGTAAAAACTTTTCTGGCTGTTTGTTGGGGTTAATTCGTAAATTGTCATTTGATTTTTTTGTTACTATCTTGTAAGATAATAACAGCTCCTTTCTTTGTTGCGTGGTAGTAATAATGAATTGAGTTTTGCGAACTGTTACCGCAGTTCGCTTTTTTAATTGTTTTAGCTTTCCTTTAGCTTGTCTACATTATACAATGTTACTATTATACTGTCAATAGTATTTTCAATCTTTTTTATGTTTTTCTTTGTTTTTATATATCAGTATAAACATGTGCTTGTTTTGTGAATCTTTTAAATTATTGCTTGACAGATTAAGATAAACGAACGCATCATATAATTGAACCTAGATAGTAAGAAATGAACCGAGCAGAGCGACACGTTCCGCCCAAGCGAGCAGGCGACCACCTAACCGCATATATCTAACTACTTAACTGCCTTTGATTTAACAACTCAATTAATCAATCAGCTATTCAGAACGTGAGCCGAACACACGGCGTCAGGTTCTTTTTTTATTGCATTTATTAAGCCGTCAGCGAGTGGGGCGGAAGTAATCAAGGATTTAATTATTCCATCAACTAACTAAATTAGTTCTTTTTCTTTTTTTTCTTTTTAAAGACCTAAAGGATTTGAGACGTACGCAACAGCGGACGGGCAACCAACAACAAGGGAATTAATCTATAATGGTTGGCAAAAGCAATATATAAACGCAACAGACAGCGAACGACCGACAACAAGGAAATAGACACGGCTATTGGTCAGTTTACCGATAACGGTAATAGAGACAGCCAACTATTCCGAAAAATACAATTTAGGGAATAGTTCAAACAAAGGGAGTTAAGACCTATGATGTAGTGATTGCAAGCGGTATGTGTTCACCCCCCTCATTATTGGGCGAGACCACATTAATATTATTTGTTTAAACCAACAATAAAGCCGCTGAAATGGTAGGGGGTATTCAAGGTGCGACCCGTTCCACCCCAAGCCTTGTCTCTTATTCGTATATATATATATACAGTACATCTACATTTTGAAAACCACTTGAAAACATGGGGTGTATGACCCCAAAACGTGTGTGAATGAGAAAATAAGTGGGCAGAAAAAAATATAAAAAAAATAAAAGAGGGAATACATGAATGAAGCTGAAATATATAGAGGTGTACTGCGGAGAGATTACGCAGAGTATGTAAAGTATGTACATAACGGAGCATGGATAAAGAGCCGATTTCATGGGTTTTTGTGCAAGTATGTACAGAACTTTATAGAGAGAAAGACAGACGCACCATATGAGATATTAGTCATACATACACCGCCGCAACATGGCAAGAGCCAAACAATAACGGAGACACTACCTAGTTGGTATCTCGGCAAGAACCCTGAACATAGAGTTATCGAAATATCGTATAACAAGGACTTTGCAATCAGGTTTGGTAGAAGAAACAAGCGAAAAATAGTTGAATATGGCAAAGAGATATTTGGTATCGAGATATCGAAAGAGGCTAGTAAAACGCAAGAATTTGAGTTGGCGAACCATAGCGGCGGTATGTTATCAGCAGGAGTTGGCACATCAGTAACAGGACAGAGGGCGAATTTACTGATAATAGACGACCCTATCAAGAACAGAGCAGAAGCTAATTCAAAAGCAAGGCGAGACCTTATATATGATGAGTGGCTAACAACCTTTAGAACGAGATTAGCACCACACAGCAAGGTAATATTGATAATGACACGTTGGCACGAGGACGATTTAGCAGGGCGATTGCTAGATGAAGAAGATAACATCAAGTATTTGAGATTTCCGTGCGAATGTGAGGACGAGAACGATTTACTGCGTAGAGCGATTGGCGATTCTCTTTGTCCTGATATTGGAAAAGACAAGGTGTGGCTAGAGGGAACAAAAGCGACGATGTTATCGGAGAGCGGTTCGATGGCATGGAACGCACTATATCAAGGCAGACCTACCGCCAAAGAGGGTAACGTAATAGAGCGAGATTGGTGGCAATACTATGATGAGTTACCTGAAATAGCTGATTGGGTAATGAGTGTAGACGCAACATTTAAAGATACAGAGCAGTCCGACTTTGTGGCAATCCAAGTGTGGGGCAAGGTTGGAGCGAGCCTATATCTGATAGACGCAGTCAAGAAAAGGCTAAATTTCCCATCTACGATAGTTGAGATACGTAGATTAAGGGCGATGTACCCTAAATGTATGACAACACTTATAGAGGATAAGGCTAATGGTAGTGCGATTATCACGATGTTAAGACACGAACTCTTTGGAATTATTCCTGTAGAGCCTAACGGCAGTAAGATGTCGAGAGTACAAGCGATACTAGGAGCAATCGAGAGTGGGAACGTGTATCTACCTAGAAATAAGAGGTTCACTAATGACTTTGTCGATGAGTGCTCAAGTTTTCCTAACGCAGCACACGATGACCAAGTGGATAGTATGTCACAAGCACTAAATAGACTTATCTATCAGAGTGGAGAGAAGAAAGCCGTTAAAAAGAAGTCCGTAATGGAGCTTATGTTTCCTGCGTACTATGAGAATAAAGGCGGCAAGGGAAAGATAAGACCGATATAAGGGGGAGTAATGATAGAAATAGCACTAATAATTTCTTGCATGTTAATTCCGATAATGTCAATCGTATTTTTCGTTATAGGGTACAACATAAACGCACCTAGAAAGCTGTTATTTGGACGCAGGAAGCCTAAAAAGACGGAATACCAGAGAAAGATGGATCAGATAGATAACGTTAGCTTAAAAGGGGAATAAATGGGTATTTTTAATAAAAAGAACGATACAGATTTTACTACTCAAATATGGCAGAAGTACGAAAAGACAAAATCGTACATGCAGAAAAAGAGCATACTATCTGATTCAGAGCGAAATTGGAACTTTTATATAGGCAAACAATGGGAAGCTGTAAAAGGTTCAGCAGGGTTAGAAGATAAGCCAATACAGAACTTTGTCAAGCAAGTAGTGAAATACAAGGTTCACTCTATATCACAACGTGATGTAACGGCAATATTTAGCGATGTAACCGGTGATTATGCTGATGTATGTTCAAATATTGGCAAATTATTCGATATTTCATGGGAAAAGTCGAGCATGGGCAGAATATCACGAAAAGCCTTAAAGGCTGCGGCTATTCAAGGTGATTCATACGTATTTTGGTACGGTGGTGACACAAGAAAGAAACCACAAATACTGAATAATACGCAGATTTTGTTTGGTGACGAGAATATATCAGAGCTACAAGAACAGCCATACATCATCATTGAAGAAAGACTAGGAGTTGAAACAGTAAAGGCTAGAGCGAAAGACAATGGATTGCCTGAAAGCGAAGTTTCCTTACTGCGAGAGGACGGAGATACAAACGATACGTTGCTGAATAAAGACGAGGTGGGTAATAAGATTACATCGCTTGTGTACCTAGAACGCAAGGACGGAGTTATCCATGTGGCAAGAGCAACAAGAACGGTTGTGTATGAACCTCTGCATCCTATTCAGCAGATGAAGAACGGAGCATATCACGGTATAGGCTTATCGCTATATCCGATTGTGCCAATGGTATGGGAAGAAGTACCAAACAGTGCTAGAGGTGTATCAGAAGTATCAGAGATAGTGGCAAATCAGCTTGAACTTAACAAAATGCTTGCTAGAAGAAGTGAGAGCGTTAAGCAGACAGCATTTCCACGAATGGCGGTAGACAGAACAGCGGTTGCTAATCCTGAAGATTTAGACAAGGTGGGAGCAACAATCGAAGTTAATGGCGGTAACTCAAAGGCTATAGACACTATGATTTCATATCTAGCACCGCAGTCGCAAGCCTCTGACGCAAAACAGCTATCTGATGAACTACTGAACACAACAAAAGACCTTGCAGGAGCGAGTGATACGGCACTAGGTAACATCGAGTTATCGAGAGTATCAGGAACTGCGGCAACAACCGTTCGTGACCAACAGCAAGTAACACTCAACGAGCAAGCTGATATGTTCAAGGAATTTGTCGAGAATGTTGCACTCTTGTACTTTGACTTATGGAAAACTTTTTATCCTGACGGTGTCAAGTTTGAACAAGTCGAGGTAAAAGCAGAGGAACTACAGAAGATAGAGCCAACAGTAAGGATAGATGTATCAGAGAATACAACACTATCGAGAGTTGCAGAGCAGCAGGAAGTAACAAACCTCTTCAACAATAACAAAATTACGTTTGACGAGTTTGTAAGGCTATATCCTGAACACGCAACAATTGATAAGAAAAGGCTACAAGAGATTTTGCAAGCTAGACAAGAAGCTGAAAAACAGCAGAAACAGGAAATGGCACAGCAACAGCAGATGTTGGCAGAACAAGGTGCTGAACAGCCGATTGATAACAACGTGCCAAGTGAGGAAATAAACAACGATGTTGGCGGTGGCAACGCACCAAGCTATCAAGATATTCAGTCGCAACTAGCACAGAAATAAAGGGTAAGGGAAATGGCAAAACTAGAACTAGAGAAACATACAGAGGACGAGGTTTTAGGGTTGTTTGAACAGTTCCTCAAAGAGGTTGAGGACAACGAGTATAAGACACTACCAACAAAGTCAAGATTCGCTGATTTTCTAGGACAGCCAAGACGAGAGGTAATGAGGTATTTTGCCTTACACTCTCATGCGGAAGCAAAGATGAAAGCGATGATTGCAGACACATTAATCGAGGGAGCAATGCTTAAAAAGTACGTTCCGAACGCAACAATGCACGCCCTCAAAAATATATGTGGTTGGGAAGATAACCCTAAACAAGGAAAGGCTCAAGCAAGTAAACAAGAAAGCGACGATAGGAAAGCTAAACGTGAACTTGATGAGTATATAAAAGAGCAAGGCTTGCTCATGCAACGCAAGAAGAAAAAGAGCGAAGCAGAAAAAGCCACAGTAAGTTAATACCAATTCATTTAGCAAGGGAGAAAGAACGTTGGAAGACAACATGACAACAAGCGCAGAAACGATGGAAGTCGCTGAACCATCAACAGAAGTTGAAAGCGGAGAAAATGTGGAAGTCGCTGAACCACAGGACAACGTAGAACAGAACGAGCAGGCAGAAACTATTGACGAGGGAACGCAGACAGAGGGCACAGACCAATCTGAAAACAGCAGAAGAACTGAAAGTGACGCTGCATTCGCAGAAATGCGAAGAAAAAACGAGGGTTTGGAGCACGATGTACAGATTTTGCAAGACGCATTAAGTAGGTACTTTGACGGAGAAACACCCGAAGAATTGGCTTTAAGGGCACAAGCATACAGCGAGGAACGAGAGTATGACGATGTAAAGGCTGATTACGATAGGGATAAGGAACTCGATGACTTACGAGAAAAGGTGAGGCTTGCAGAAGAAGAAAAGATGAACCTTGAAATAGACCAACTGATAGCACAAGGCTTGCGTGATGTTCAGGAAATTGACCCAACCATTAAATCGTTAGAGGAACTAGGCGAAACCTTTGCCAACTTCATAGGTGCAGGCTTAACAGCAAAGCAGGCATATTATGCTACACAGCAGATGGAAGCAAGGGAAAAGGTTCACGCACCTGATGGAGTAGGAAAAATCGCTGACAACAAGACAGAGAGAGAATACTACACATCAGAGGAACTAGATAACCTAACTGATGAGGAAATGGACGCTAATTGGGAAAAGGTTAAAAAGTCACTAGCGAGACTATAAAAGGCTAAAATAGTGTGTTTTTGATATTAAGTGTATGTGTATTCAATAAGAGAAAGGAAAGTTTTTATTATGTCTTACAATAACTTTAAAGCTACTATTTGGAGCAAGGAAATTCAGAGAGAGAACGAGAGACTTTGCGTATTTGCCGCAGACACAAATCAGAAGTTTGAGGGCGAGATTAAGAACGCAGGAGACAGTGTTCGTATTCAGGGAGTTGGCAAGCCAACAGTAACACTGTTTGACACAGCAAACGGAGATGTTGTGCTAAACGGAGCAGAAACAGTTGAGGATACATCTGTAACTCTAGTTGCAAACAATGTCGCTACTTTTAACTACAAGGTAGACGATATTGACAAGGCACAGGGAGCAGATGTAATGTCCGCACTCAATCAGGAGTCAACAGAGGTTTGCTCTAACGAGATTGATAGAGTTGTCGCAAACCTATCACTAGATAATCAGGCACAGAAGTCCGCACTAACTCTAGTAACAAAGGACAACGTGCTTGACCTACTAGATAATGCACTAGAGCAGCTATACTTAGCCGATGTATCACCAAGCACAACCATTACAGCGACTGTATCACCAAAGTTCTATACGTTGTTCAGAAAGGCTTATGTAAAGCTAGACACTAACAACAGCGAGGAACTAAAGAACGGCAAGATGTCGATGTACAACAACTGCATTATCAGAATGTCTAACAACGTGGCAAAGGATAAGAACGGAAACGAACTTATTCAGGTTAAGACACAGAGAGCGATTGCACTAGCACAGAGCAAGCCACATGTAGAGCCTTATAGACCTGAAAACTCATTCAGCGACGCAGTTAAGGGCTTTATCATATTTGGTACAAAGCTAATTAGACCAAAGGAGTTTTACAACCTCAATGTTAAGTACGCATAAAGCGTACTTAACTGTTGGAAGTAACTAGAGTAGAAAGGGAGAAAATATAATGGCAACAAAAGTAGAAAAGGCAGTTACATCAATTAATGACGCTGCAAAGGTAACGTTTAAGTCCGTAAGCGGAGATTTCGCACTTGACCTAAAGGGTAAGGACTTCAAGACAGTAATTCTGTTCAGGGCAACCGCAGGAACACCAACGGTGACAATTCCAGTAGGCAATGCACTAGGCGGTGTAGGAACTGGGATTAGTTTCGCAATGACTACAGGAGAGGTAAGAACACTCGTTGTAGATTCAAGTTATTTCAAGACCGTATCAGGCGAGAATAAGGGGTATCTCGTTGGAAAGTCCAATGCAGCCGTTGATGTAGCAGTTATTCACCTACCATAGAGTGAGCAATAGGGCGAGGGTAAAACCTTGCCCTTAATTTTTAAGAAAGGGGAACAAGTTTAGTGAGTATGACATGGAAAGACCTTAAAGACGAGTTGATTGATTTAGGGTTTGAAGAAGATGATACATATTCTGAATACAAGCGAATAGCTGTAAATTCAACGAATAGAGCGGTTCGCATTATCCACACGGTAGTTGTTCCACAGATTGAAGATTATCTAAATGGTAAGTGGGGGTATCAAGGTAAAGACGAGAACGGCAAGGCAACGTGGGTACTGCCTAAATTTAAGCCGTTAACGATAGATGTTGAGGACGATACAAAGATAAATGTTCCTGAAATAACAGAGCCACTTGTTGGAATACTAGCAGCACATTATTTGTGGCTAGATGATGATTTAACAAAGGCTACAATTTACTGGAACGAGTACGATGATTTAAAGACACAGATTATCCAGAGTGCAAAGTTAGTCAAGAAAGCCAAGATAGTTGGGGGTATAGGTTAATGGGAAAGCTAAACGTACCATCACAGCCAAGTGTTAGGCAAGCACAATATCGTGAACTATTAGGTGTGGACTATTTGCGTGACCATACAGAGGTTGACGGCAGACGCTCACCGAAAATGGTTAATATGATTTCTGATTTAGGCGGCAATCCGATTAAACGTGACGGATATAGAGTTGTAGGTATCCGATATGACGCCATATTGAGTGTTAGAGGGGAGAAATACGGAGTATCGAGCAATCTATCCTCTATCGTAATAAATCACCTAGAAATGGGGAATAACCACGTTCTCGATGAAACACACATCAAGACTATTGACGGAAAGTTTGGAAAGGTGAATAAGGCTTTTAGCTATCAGAAATACATTTACATACTATCCCAAAATGCGATTGTGAGATATGACACCGTGACAAACGAGGTTTTGATTGCAGGAACTGGGGAAAAAATGATGTCAAAAGGTAAGGTTGGCGAGAGCGAACCAATCAATGACAAGATTATCCCTAGTACAGTTATATCGTTACAACCTAACGGACTGGGCGGTACGGCACTTGATAGTAAGAACCTAGCTAGTATCTATCAAACTGTTACATATCTAGGTGACGGAGAAACGAAAGACTATAAAATTCCGAACTATGACAAGGTGGGTAGCTATGTAAAAGCAGAGGTGCTAGATAGTGAGGGAAAGTGGAAAGTTGTTAATGTAGGCACTAGTTCACCACAAAGCATTGTTGGTAAAACACTTGACGGAAAAGGAACTGATAATTTCCGTGTTGTAGACAACAAGGTATCTTTTACAACAGCACCAAGTAAGCCATTAGTAAGCGGAGAGCCTAACGTAAGGATTACGTTTGCACCATTTTCGACAGAGCAGATAGACGGCACGAATAGAGGGTATTACAACAAGACACTAGTCGAAATACTTAATTCAAGAACGATAATCTACTTTAATTCAAGGCTATTCATAGCTGTTGAGTCGAGGACACATTATTCAGATGTTGATAATCCGTTCAGTATTCCTGACCTTAACTATTTTGATGTTGATAATAACATCATGTGCTATACACGTTCTAGTTCATATCTAGCAATTATCACAAAGGATAACGGTAGAAATACGATATTCCTAGCAAGTGAGATTAAGGATAACAACGTAACGCAGTATAGTGTTAAGGCTTCTAATGCAGGAGTTGGGGCGGTATCACAGAAGTGTATAGGGGTAGTCAATGACGAGCCAACATTTCTATCAAGAGACGGACTATTTGGCATAATGACGAATTGGCAGAGTGAGAAATACGCAGTCAATCGTTCCGCACGAATTAATCGTGCATTGTGCAGAGAGGAACACCTTGAAAATGCTGTTGGTTGTGCATGGCGAGAATATTTCTATGTAGCCATAAATTCACGAATGTATGTCCTAGATAGTAGGCACAAATCAACGGATAGGCGAAGTGACCGCAGTTATGAGGGGTATTTCTTTGAGAATATACCTAACATACAATCCATGTTTGTAATTGACGATAGAATGTATTTCGCTGACGAGACCCACACCTACACATGGAACGAGGATTTATCCGAAACAGCAAGGTATTTAGATAACGCAAAACTAGAAAACGGAACATGGGTAGGAGACCCTGTATGTGCAATGTGGTGCTCGGCTTTTGATGATGACGGCTATCCGTCAAAGATGAAAACACTACAAAAGAAAGGTTCTTTTGTAACATTAGTACCACATTACAAGACTGGTTGCAGACTAACACTCGTAAAAAACGGTGACGAAAGGCAGTATGTGGGCGAATTCACAGCGGATATGATGTCTTTTGAACGTATTGATTTTTCACGGTTTACGTTTAATGGCAACACAGCAACAGCCGACTTTTTCATGAAGAAAAAGATTAAGAAGTACAAGCGACTACAAATAATACTAGAGAATAACAAAGCTGAACCTTTTGGAATAACTAATGTTGTTAAGTCATACATCATAGGTGATTTAGCCAAGAGGTAAAAAGGGGGAAACAATGGCAAGTATACCAAAGGCAGATTATACAATTTCACCTGCGGAGATTGCGGCTCTCCATGTGGCAGCGGCAGACACCACACTATCTGGAACAGCTTTACAGAACAAGAAAGTGTTTGACGCACTACCTGAAAGGATTGCCGAAAAACTAAACAACCTAGCGAAACACGTTGACGGTGACTTTTCCTCAATGGAAATATCGCCACAAGTGTTAAGTAAGTTTGAGACGCTAGGTTGGGAAGCAGAGTAGAAAGGGGGAATAAACATGTCAAGTGTAGCAGTAGGGGGAGCAAATACTCATTCATTCATGGACGGTGGCTCACCTTATGCAGAGATTTACAATCAGTATGCGAAACAGCAAGGCAATTTGAGAGACCAATTTGTGAAACAGCTTGAAACCAACAAGACTAATGACACAAACAAGAGCAATGCTAATTACGATAATACGGCAAAGCAGAACTACATCAAGTACATGCAGCAATCAAGACAGTTGCCTGAAAGCCTTAATGCACTAGGTGTAAATGGTGGAGCGGCTGAATCGTCATTAATCAGACTAAAGACTAATTACGGAAACAACATAGCAACTAATGAGGCTAATAGGAACACCGCAATTAATGATATTAATAATAACTATGCTAACAAGCTGACGAGTTATGATGAGGAATTTCAGAACAAACTGAACACCGCATATCTGACACAAATGGAGAATCAGAGAAAGTGGGAACAGGAACAGCGAGAGAAAGATTTACAGTATTTTGCTAATTCCATTACAGGCAGATTTAAGACTGTTGGCGAGTATCAGACACTTATTAATCAGTTATCATCATCTAGT